CATAAGAACACGATTGCCATGGATTTACTACGCGTCGGAGTTTGCAAGACTCGTCATTCGGCTGATGAGTTTGCAAAAGTTTGTCTGTTGATTTTGAAGGATGTGGATGCTCAAATTTGGCACAGCAGCTTCAATGAGATCCCCGATAGTGAAGAAGATTTCGGACATTCAAAGACGTGGATTGGCAGTTTTGAACCTAGGAAACGAAACAATTATTGGAGAGCGCTGTATAATTTGGTAAAGGAAGAAGATCGAGCACAATTGGATAATGTGAGTACAGGCAGGCGCCATGTTGTTGGCCAACCTACCGTGGACTTCACATTTTTCATAAAACGTGAACTGGAAGCTCATACAGCTTCGCCGTTGACTGGCAAACGCGAAGCTCGCAATCCAAGATTAATATGTAATCCTTCCGGTTCTTCTCAGGTGATCATGGGTCCCATTTTGAAATCTGCAACCGAATATTTACATGAAATTTGGTCCATAGATTCTAATTTGACGTACGCTGGAGGTGCTACACCTGAAGATATGAGGAAATGGGCGGATACCGAAATAATGATAACACCTGAAGGCTTGATGTACTTCCATAGAGGCAGCTACTACAGGGCTGTAGAAAATGATTTCAGCAAGTTCGATTGTACGTATTCAAAAGAGGCATTTGAATTCTTGCTCCAAGTATATAAGTACTGGGGCATAGATACCGATTCCCCAATGTTCCAGCACATATGGTTAAAATGGATGCAACCTAAGGGCAAATTTCATTCTGGATTGAGTGTAACCTGCCCGATAATGAATGCATCGGGCAGGGCAGACACTGCCCTTATGAATGCCCTTATTAATGGCTGCGTTCAGTTAGCAGCCTATGTATGTGTTTATCAAGGCAGGGAATTGGATAAATTGAATGACGCTGAAACAAAAGAGTGGCTGCGAAAGATTAGAATAATAGTGCTTGGTGATGATAGTCTCACCATTTGTCCCTATAAGGAGGACCTCGATAGGCTAATCGGAGATCAAATATCGTTATATGGTTTTGAAGCCAGGGATATGAAAATCCATAGTGACCCTAGAAAGATGGTGTTTTTAGCCTGCAGGTTATATCCGGCGTTAGTTGATGGTGTGCTTAAGCCGGTTTGGGGACGCACTATAGGGAGGTCAATGTTTAAGATGGGAACTGCCGAGTCCATTCAGCCACAACCGTATGATTGGTTGATGGGTAATATGCGTGCAATTCAACTGACCTCTAAACACGTGCCCTTACTGATTGATGTAGCGAATCACATCATATTTTTGCTTCGCTGTAGGGGCATGGAAGTGACTGGGAAGACGGAAAAATTGGCTCAAGAAAGAATAGATAAATCATACAAGAGATGGCTATATGATTCTAAGGTTAATATTGAGCCTTATTTCCCAGCATGGCCTACGTATCTGTACGACGTATATGGCCTGACTATCGATCAGTACAGAACGGCGGTCAACATGATTAGAAGTTCTCGCTCTCCTACGTTTCTAGTGAACTATCATCCACTGGAGGCTATAGTGAGAGCTGATACTGTTGGTTGATCGCAAGAGAGAGAGAGAGTCGAACAGAAGTACTGATGAGTCATGTGTAGACGAAACCTCAGAAGGGTTTACTCAGCGGAGTTCGACTATTTAAAAGACGGAAAGTTTTGAAAATGGGAAAAGGCAGGGGAGGAAAGTCAAAATCACAATCTGGATCGAAACAGAAGGCTGTGGAAACTGTGGTTTTAGAGAAAGTGAAGCAGCGACCTCGCCCACCACCCCGTGTCCCAAGGGTGGTGGCAGTCCCTATGCAGATTCCTATGAGACCAAAAATGAACTATGTGATTCCAAAGAAATCAGGACTGACCGGACACAAGACGCACAACAAAGTAGTCAAAAATGTGGAAAAGAAGATCCAAAAGGCTTTGCCAGCCAAAGGTTTCTCTGGAAACGTGGCTCGGGTTTTAAGTCAGTTGATGTTACCATATGAGGCTCCTTTGACTCGAGTTCGACCTGCTGGTTCAGGTGCAAGTATGGTCGAGACCGCGATGGCTAGAAATTTTATCACCCATGAGCTGGATATGAGCGCTGTATTTGCTAATTCAAAGACCTCTCCAGCTGCCCTACCTAGAATAGTCTATCCCAATGGGACGTCTTTTCTAGTATGGGGTCAGTCGGAATCAAAATATCCAGTAGTCCATCTGAATGATCCCTATGTTGTAGGTATAGTGCCGTCGCCGAATATTACCGGTTCTACTTATGCTTGTAGTTCATTTTGCAACCCGACCTTCGACTCCATTCTGTCACAGTTTACTTTAGATTCATCTGGAGCTAATACGATGATGGTTCATCCTTCCGGCATTCTTTGGTTAGAGCCGGTTGGGTTTTTGCCGATAGGAGGCGTCACTAATTCCTATGGCAAAACGCACCCCATATTGGACATTTCAAAATATAGAGTGGTTTGGATAGATGCCAATAGTGCCAATCCGGCTACTTTGAACATATCTTTGTACAAAATCGCTAATGTTGTGGACGTGGTCCAAGTACAATTTGTTTTGTTTGAGTGTCCATATGGTGATGATCCACCCTCGCCTGCATATTTTGTAAATTTTGGTGCTTTCACTGGAAATCAATCAACCGCAACTCTCAGTGTCAAGAATTCAGGATACTATATAATGGGCTTGGATGGTTTTATCACCACCGGAAATATTCCGCAGAATTCTGCAGTTTCTTTCCAGTTGAGTGTGAATCTGGTGGCCAACACCTGTATCGTTTCTAGACACATTGTGAATTATAATTTACCAACTTCTTCC